TCACTCCATTAGAAAAGCTGTCTGATTCATTTTCTAATGCGGTTAAAGTTTTCCTTGAAAGCCCAGCAATTAAAAATTGGATTACTGATGTTGCAAGTCATCTTGAGGGTTGGGCTAAAGATATGACCAAGCCAGAATTTCAAGATGCTGTTAAAAAATTCGCTTCTCAAGTTGTTACTATTGGAGAAGCTGCTGTCAAATTAGCTGAAGCTGTTCTTTGGTTAGCCGATAAGATTAAAGAGCCATTCAATCCTGATCCTAGTCATAATATTGTTATGACACCAGAAGAAGCCAAGAAAAAAGGTGCAATACCTTTTGAGCCTTCTAGAGAAGGTATGAAAGAAGGATTCAAGGCTTGGTGGAATAATTTAAGTGGTGTAAACCCTGAATTAGCCAATGCAGTACAAGCTGCTGGTTTGCCTGTCATTAGCGGAAAAAGAGATGAAAATTGGGCTAAAAAGCATAAAATTTTAAATCCTGCTGATGGCAAATATTACACAAAACCAAATGGTCAAGGCAATCCAGTTGCTATGGAAAATAGCAAACACCTTACTGGAGAAGCAGTTGATATTGCAAATCCAGAAAAATATTCTGATGAATATTTAGCGCAATATGGTCTTTATAGAAGATTGGGAACTAAAGACCCAGGGCATATTGAATTAAAACAAAAACTAGAAAGCGAATCTTCTAACAATAAAGGCTCTGGAGTTCCACAAGCCCCAAGTGCTCCAACATCCAATACTTCAAGCACATTAGGCTCTTTAAATTGGAATCCAACTCCAATTGCTTTAAGCATTAATACCACTAAAATACCAGGTCAAGACACCAATGTAGATATGCTAAAAGCTGGTGGATATTACACAAGTATAGGACTTAGATAATGGCAACAAGTGTAGGTCAATCAATTTATCAAGTAGCTTATGAAATATCGCCAATTATTTTGTCGAATGGAATTGCTACATTTGTTCCAGGTAATTTATTGCCAATCATTGCTATTACTGAAGCAGCCAATTTTGGATTTTCTTTATTAAATGGTCAAAATCCTTTAAACCTAAATAACTTTTTTGGGCATTTTAGACCTTTGCCTGGTGCTACCTTAGTAGACAATGAAATTGCAATGTATCCTTTTGCGAATCAATCTTATGCTGCTAATGCTGTTATTGCCAAGCCATTAAAGATTTCTATGTTGATGAACTGCCCTGCCAATGTGAATGGTGGTTATGTATCAAAAATGATTACCTTTACTGCGCTACAAGCTGCGCTTCAATCGCATATTCAACAAGGTGGAACTTTTATTGTAGCTACACCTTCTTATGTTTATTTGAATTGTATCCTTACTAATTTGACTGATGTATCAAGACCTGATAGCCAACAACCTCAAAATGCTTGGCAATTTGATTTTGTACAACCTTTGGTATCTCAAGCCCCTCAAAATACTCTAGGTGCATTGATGAATTCTTTTCAATCTGGTACACCATTAGCGAGTTAATATGTCAAATAATCTATGGTCTGGTGTCAATAGTGTTATTGGAAATAATAATTCCATTACAACCCCTTTATATGGTGGTTCTTTAAATACTCAGGGTGCAGCATCTACTTATTCTATAAGTCAAAATATTGCCCCAGTTGCAACCAATGTCATTCAATTTACCCCTGCAAATAATTCTAATTTTCAATTTCAAGCTACTTTTGATGGTGCTTCTTACAATGTAATTGTGACTTGGAATATTTATGGGGAAAGATATTATGTCAATATTTATGATTTGAATAATATTTTAATTGTTGCATTGCCTTTAATTGGTTCTCCATTAAATTACAATATTTCATTAACTGCTGGTTACTTTACAACCCAATTAGTTTATAGAGTTGCAAACAATCAATTTGAGATTATCTAATGAGAAGGTATGAAATTAAGATTACCGATCAAGATGGAAATCCAAAGGTAATTAATGGCTCAGATGGAAAACCCATTTTTAATGGTACTTTTACCAGCTATGGCACTAATGGAAGTATTTTTGGTGCATTTACAAGCACAAAAAGCACAATTTCAGGTGCTTTAAATGTTGAATGGGATTTGCCAGTTTCTACCTTTAATTCTCCTTTAGGGGGAGCATCTTTAAGAGTTTATGGTGTAGGGCTTCCTTTGTTGGCTCAAGCAGCCAATTTTAATCCTAGTGTTGATGGCACTAAATATTGCAATATTGTTATTTCTGGTGGAATGGCAAAAGGGCTTCCTTTAGCAAATCCAGAACAATATGGGGTTTTGATGACTTCTAGAATTCAACAAGCCTTTGGTAATTGGCAGGGAACTTCGCAAACTTTAGACTTTATTATGGTTTTGCCTACTGGCAGCAAAGAAACCCCATTAAACTTTAGTTTTAGTTGTGACAATAATGCCCCTTTAGCACCTGCAATTGAAACTACTTTAAAAAATGTGTTTCCAAATGCTTCTGCTGTCAATGTCAACATTAGCCCAAATTTGGTTGCTCCTGAACCTATTAAACAACAAAACTTTACTTTAGAGACATTTTCTAAATTTTTAAATGAAAGAAGTAGAAGTATTATTGGGGGAACTACTTATCCAGGAATTCAAGTGTCTTTTGTAGATAACATTATTAATGTCTATGATTACACTATTCCACCAACTTCTGAGCCTATTCAAATTCAATTTACTGATTTAATTGGGCAGCCTACTTGGATTGCGCCTTATACATTGACCTTTAAAACTGTCATGCGATATGACCTTAAAGTAGGGGGTCAAATCTTAATGCCTCAACAATCGGCAACCAAAGGTCTTATTTTAACTTTACCTCAGACTCAGTCTCAATTTAAAACTACCTCAAATTTCAAGGGTACTTTTAATATTCAAAGTGTTAGACATATTGGAATATTTAGGCAGGGTGATGCAAATAGCTGGGTTACAGTAATACAAGCGTATGTACCACCAAATTCTACTACTTCAACCTTTGGAACTTTCCACGCATAATGTCCTCTATAGATCAAAAAATATCATTTGCCCAATCTATTAATCTTTTTGCAGATAGAAAGATTAATGATGCTTTGCAAGGATATAGTCAATCTTTTCCTTGTTATGTAACATCGGTCAATGGTTCTATTGTTACTGTCAAATTTGATGTCAATGTTCCAGATGGAATTACCCTTCCTGAAGTAACTTGCCCTGTAGCTGGATCAGAATACATTAGATACCCTATTCAGCCAGGCTGTAAGGGATATTGCATTCCTGCTGATGTCAGTCTTAGAAAGGCTTCTGGACTGGGTACTGGAACTCCTGATTTAAGCGATCCAGGCAATTTGACAGCTTTAGTATTTTTCCCTTTTGGTAATACCGCTTTTTTTGCGGTTAATGGCGAATACCTATTTATGTATGGGGAAACTGGGGTAGAAATAACTACTAAAAATCAAGATTGCAAACTGACTTTAACATCCACAGGAATTATAATTGACCTTAATGGTGGCAATTTAGTTGTCAACAATGGCAATACCATTATGAATGGAAATCTGACTGTCAATGGATTAATCACAGGTACAGATGGCTTTGCTATTAGCGGTGGATCAGGTGGAACTATGAGTGTTAATGGAAATATTGCGACTACTGGAACTATTACTAATAATGGTAAAAATATTGGCAGCACTCATGAACATAGCGGTGTTACAACTGGTTCTGGAAATACTGGAGCACCAATATGATTACACAAAAAAAATGGGAATTTGCTAATTATGGCTAGAACATATGGTCGAGTAAAGAATTCTGCTGGAGATTTAGTTTGGGTAGAAATACAGCAAGATGCTTCTGGCAACTTTGAGTATGGATATGCCACTACTCTTATTCAGGTACTTAAATTAAGCCTGGGAGAATCCCCTTTTTATGCAAACTATGGAATTCCTGCTCAAAGGTCAGTTATTCAGCAAGTTTTCCCTGATTATTATGTAACTGTCACTCAACAACAATTCTCTAACTTTTTTGCCAGTTTGACAATTACTAAGGCACAATTACCTACCCCTACATATAATGTAGATATAGTAACAACTCAAGGTACTAAAATTCAACAACAGGTGGCAGTATGACCATTACAACAGATGTAAATTCTTCAGGTTTGCAACCAACCTCACCAACTACTCTGCAATCAGAGTTAATTGCTCTGGTTTCTGCAACAAATCCTGGTTATACAGCCAATTTACCAGGCTCTTTAATTGAAGATATTAGTTCTACCGATGTTGGTGCTTTAGCTTTAATAGATTCAGCCAGAGTCGATCTTTATAATAGTATTACACCCTATACTGCCAATTCTTATTTATTGAATCAATTAGGTCAAATTTATGGTGTACAACAAGGCATTGGGTCTAATACTTCAGTTTATGTAACCTTTTCTGGAAGCCCTGGATTTGTTATTTCTAAGGGATTTGTAATATCTGATGGTTCTCATCAATATACAGTTCAAGATGGCGGTGTAATAGCTTCTACAGGACAAAGTGCTGAGTTATATTGTCTAGCTATTAATTCAGGCTCTTGGGCTGTTCCTGTTGGCACAGTAACCCAAATTATTACCTCAGTACCATCTGGTTTGACTTTATCTTGTACTAATCAAACCGCAGGTATTCCTGGTGCTTCAGCCCAACCATTAGAAAATTATCAAGCCCAAGTCATTCAAGCTGGTCTTGCTGTAGCTTCTGGTATGCCCACATTCTTAAAAACACAATTACAAAATGTTAATGGTGTTCAAGATAGATTAGTTGCGGTACGACAATCTGGCACAAATTGGGAAATTATTTGTGGTGGTGGTGATCCTTATGAAGTAGGAAATGCCATTTTTACTGGATTATTTGATATATCGAATATTGTAGGCTCTACCATTACCGCTTTAAGCATTACCACAGGTACTAATGCTGTTATCAATACTGGTGCTTATTTTGGTGAATATTCTGTAGGAGAAGTAATTACAATTACAGGTGCTAGTCCAGCAGCCTTTAATACTACTTATACTGTAACTGCCATTTCCAATAATTTGGTTACAACAAGTAAAAATACATCTACTTTTGGAACTTATACAAGTGGTGGTGTAGTCACCCCAAATTATAGAAATATTACTGTATCAATCAATGATTATCCTGATACTTATAATATTACTTTTGTAAATCCACCACAACAAGCTGTTTCTATTAGCCTTGTTTGGAATACAACATCTACCAACTATGTGTCTCCAACTGCTGTAGCACAATTAGGACAACCAGCTATTGCTGCTTATATTAATAGCATTTATGTTGGTCAACCAATCAATATTTTTGAATTGCAAAATGTATTTCAACAAGCAATTTCTAGCATTATTCCACCTACATTGCTGTCTAGAATGGTATTTACAGTAGCTATTAATGGTGTTGATGTATCTCCAGAATCAGGTACAGGTTTAATTATTGGCGATCCTGAAGGTTATTTTGAAACTAATATTCAATCTATAGCAATCACCCAGGGATAATATGCTTACCCAAATTATCCCAAGCTATCTATATCAGCAATATTATGATGATTCTGATCTTCAGGCTTTTGTATCTTCCTATAATACTTTAGCCCAAGAATACTTAGATTGGTTTAATAATTTAAACCTTCCAATCTATACAAAACAATCTGGGGCTTCTTTGGATTGGGTAGCTCAAGGAATATATGGTTTAACTAGACCAGTTCTTCCTGAAGGCGGTTATACCAATAAAGGTGTTTATAACACCGATTATTTAAACACTTTGCCATTTAACCAAGATGTCAAAATTGCGCCTAGTAATTTTTATGTTACTACTGATGACATTTTTCAAAGATGTATTACTTGGAATTTTTATAAAGGCGATGGTTATCAATTTAACACTACTTGGCTAAAAAGAAGAATTGCTCGATTTTTAGCAGGAGTTAATGGTACTGATCCTTTGTTGGGTGAAACTTATCAAATTAGTGTAACTTTTGCCTCAAACAATGTTGTCAATATTCATATTTATTCAGGGGTAAATATTAAAAAAGGTGGTTCTTTATTGGATACTTTTGAATTTAATGAAGTACCTTTAAATGCAGAATCCACATTTACTCCTTTAATTCCCACTACACTTGCTCCAATTTTGCAATCAGGCATAAATGCAGGTGTTTTACAAGTGCCTTTCCAGTATACTTTCAATGTAACCTATTAAGAGATTTGCTATGACAATCTTACTTTTTGCCAATAATGCTAAATCATTTTTAGCATCTGCTATTTCCAGCACAACCACTACCGCTACTTTGGCTTCTGGTACAGGTTCACTATTCCCAAGCCCAACCACAGGTCAAGGTTTTAAAATGACCTTTGTGGATGCTGCTACAGGTCTTTTGAATGAAATTGTTTTAGTAACTGCTAGATCAGGCGATACTATTACAATAGTTCGTGGTCAAGAAGGTACAACCCCTCAATCTTGGTTAGCAAATGATTTGGCAGGAATGTATTTTACGGCTGGAACTATTAATAATAATATCCAGTTAGATCAATATCAAATTGGTACTTATGATACTGCTATTGCTACTGGCTCTGCCAATGCTTTATCAGCAACCATTCCTTCCAATTTAAACTATATTCCAACAAATTTTACTTTTATTTTGCAAGCTGCTTATGCAAATACTGGTGCAGCCACTTTAAATTTAACCATTGGATCAACTGCTACAGGTATTTATTCAATTGTTAAATCTAATAATCAACCTTTAATTGCAGGTGATATTGCTAATGCTGGTTATCCAATGTTATTGTCTTGGAGTCCAGTTTATTCTGCTTATGTTTTATTAAATCCAGGTACAGGAGAATCTACTGCTTTAAGCCCTGCACAACTTCAAGAGCAATTTTATACCTATGCACAAGCTACAGGTGGAGCAGATACCATTGCAGTAACTATTCCATCTTCTTTAACTTCGCTATCTGATGGTTTAGCACTTGAATTTAGGGCTACAGGTAACAATGCTACAACTACTCCTAATTTAACTTTAACTTTGGGTTCTACTGTTACTGCAACTACTACTATTGTTAAAGGTAATAATCAGCCTTTGGCTGTTAGTGATATTGCTGGATCAGGCTATGTTTGCCAAGTAGTTTATAGCAGTTCTTATGGAAAATGGATTTTATTAAACCCTTATTGGAATGTTAGTTCTTTAGGAACAATGGCTTTTGAAAATTCCAATTCAGTAAATATTACTGGTGGAACAATTACTGGTTCTTATGGATTAAATGCTGCAACCGCAACTAATTCTGTAACCACTTCACAAACCAACTTTAGCAATCTTTTTATTAGCGGTAATCAAGTATTAAGTTCATCAAATTTTAATTCTTATGCTCCAACTTTAAATGGTGCTGGCGCTTATGGTAATTGGGGAATTAATATTACTGGTAATGCTAATACTGTCAATACTTTAAATTATTCTCAAATTATTTCTGGTTTAGGTTATACACCTTATAACACTTCAAATCCTGCTGGATATGTTAATGTTGGTTTAGGTTTTGGTGGAACTCAATGGAATAATGTAACTGGATCAAGAAGTTTTAATACAACATATACCAACTCAAAAAGTTACCCAATTGCGGTTTCAGCAACTGCTACTTGCTCTGTAACTTCTACTATTCAAGCCTATGTCAATGGAATGCTAATTGCTTGGTATCAATGGCAGTTTAATGGATGCGGTTCTTATGGCGGTACATTTATTATTGTTCCACCTGGCGCAACCTATCAACTAAATTCTGGTCAAGGTGTTTATAACTGGGTCGAGTTGTACTAAGGACAAATTATGGAAATGAATCACTATAAAGACAAAGATGGCAATCTATATGGATTTGCTGCTGATGGATCGCAAAATCATTTAATTGATAAGCGAAAACATAAACTTATTACTAAACAAGAAGCAGACCAATTAGGTCAAGCATCATTTAAACCAATAATGATTGGTAATGAAGATTATTATCGTCAACGCATTATGAATTATCCAGAAATAGGTGAATTTTTGGATGCTTGGGTTAAAAAAGATGAAGTTGCATTAGAAGAATATAGAAAAAAATGTTTAGCTGTTAAAGCACAATTTCCAAAACCTGAAGGATTTTAATTATGTCATATAACTATGGTAGCCCAATTACAGGCACTCTTACTGGAACAACTGCGGTTGTCAATGTTCCCAATGTTGTTTATCCAGCTTCACTTGTATTGAATTCAAGCAATGGTAGCAGAGCCATTCAATTTTCTTTTGATGGTGGAGTAACTTATTACGCAGCAGTTACACCAACTTATACCGAAACTTCACAGATTGTTTATGTCTTGAACTTTCCTGTAACAACTGTTAAATTTACAGGTGCAGCAGCCGACACTTATAGAATCTTGTAAAGGGAGTTTGTATGACCATTCTGCTCTTTGCTAATAATGCACAGTCTACTTTAGCTTCACCTATTTCTGCATCTGCAACCAGTTGCACATTAGCATCTGGTACTGGGTCTAAGTTCCCCAATCCCACTACTGGTCAAGCATTTAAAATGACCTTTACTGATGCTGCTACTGGTTTTTTGGATGAAATTGTTCTTTGTACTGCCAGGTCTGCTGATGTCTGCACTATTGTTAGAGGTCAAGAAGGCACTACTGCTCAATCTTGGTTGGCAGGGGATTTGGCATCAAATTACTTTACTGCTGGAGCAGCTAGTTCTTTTCAACAAACTGGTAATGCTTTGCCACCGACAGTAACTACAGTTACTAATGCTTTTTATAGTCAGACTACTAGCGATACTACTTTAATTATTAATACTTCATTTTCAGTAGTATTAACTCTTTTAAATGCGGCATCTTATTATGGTAATACTCTTTGGATTAAAAATCCTAATGGAGTAACCATTACTAGCGCATCTTCTAATGTAGTGCCTTCTGGTACAACATCCGCAGGTACAGCTATTTTAGAAGCAGTTGTTGGCACTTCTTGTTTATTGCAATCCGATGGTACAAATTGGAATGTAATTTCTACATCTTTTCAACCAAGTGGATTCTAAATGGGTATCCTATTATTTGCTAATCAGGCACAGACAACTCTTGCTCTACCTGTAGCAAGTACAGATACAGTCATTTATGTTGCTGCTGGTACTGGATCATATTTTCCTGCCCCATCTGCAAATCAAGCAGTTACTATTACCCTTGTAAACTCTACCAGCAATTTAATTGTTGAGATTATTTCTTGTACTAGCATTACTGGTGATGCTTTAACAGTCGTAAGGGGTCAAGAAGGTACTATTGCTAGAGCATGGAATCGTGGCGATTTTGTTACCAACTTAATGACTGCTGGTACTGCAAGTGCATTTACTCAAATTTATGGTTTAGAAAATTCTCTTTACTCTGCGTCATTTTTAAATATGACTACAGAGACAGGTCAAGTAACTACTTTACCCATTAATCCAAATGATTTAGCCAATAAACAATATGTAGATTCTTATTCTCAAGGTGCATATAAAGCAGAATGCCAAGTGGCTACAACTGCACCAATTACTCTTTCTGGATTACAAATTATTGATGGATATACCACTTTAGCTGGTGATCGAGTTTTAGTTAAAAATCAATCTAATTCTGCATACAATGGTATTTGGGTTGCTTCTACAACTGATTGGGTTAGATCAGGAGATATGGAAACCTGGGATCAAGTACCAGGAGCTTTTACTTTTGTTTTAAATGGAACAATTAATGCAAAAACTGGTTGGGTTTGTATTGCTCCTGAAACTGGCACAATTGATGTTACTCCTATTATATGGACACAAGTATCAGGTGTAGGTACTTATACTGCTGGTACAGGGTTAACCCTTACTGGAACTCAATTTAGCATTACCAATACTGGTATTACCGCAGGGTCTTATGGTACTGCTGCTTATGTACCAACTTTAGTTTTAAATGCCCAGGGACAAGTTACTAGCGCAAGCAATACACCAATTAGCATTGCACCTAGTCAAATCAACGCAACTATCCCCAATAGCGGATTAACTAATTCATCTATTACTATTGGATCAACAAGTGTTTCATTAGGGTCTACCCTAACTACTTTGGTTGGCACTTCCATTAGTGGCTCTACCAATACTTTAACTTCAATCCCTAATAGTGCATTAGTCAATAATTCAATCACTATTAATGGTAATGCAGTTGCATTGGGTGGCAGCACTACTATCACCGCAGTTACTCCTAATGCTTTAACTATTGGTACAGGGCTATCTGGTGGATCATTTAATGGTTCTAGCGCAGTTACTATTGCCTTGGCGAATACAACAGTCACCGCAGGTTCTTATGGCTCTGCTGGCTCTGTAGCAATTTTTACTGTCAATGCCCAGGGACAACTTACCGCAGCCAATACAACCTCTATTGCTATTAGCAATACTCAGGTATCTGGTTTAGGCACTATGTCTACCCAAAATGCCAATAATGTGGCTATAACTGGTGGAACAATTCAAGGTGTAGGTTTAACTATAGATAGTTTAGATAACACTCCTATAGGCTCTACAACTCCTTCTACAGCCAAATTTACAACTTTATCTGCCAATAGTACAGTTACTTTAGGAAACTATACTGGCTATGTTTATGCTAATGGTTCTAGTGCAATTACCGCATCTACAACCATTCCTACTACTGCTCTTAGTGGCACAGTTACTAATGCTCAATTAGCAAATTCTTCTATCACTATTAATGGTGATTTAGTAAGTCTTGGTGGTTCTGTAACAGTAACTGCCGATCTTCCAAATAGCCTTACTTTTAATAATAGTGGGTCTGGAGCATCTTCTCCTGTAGTTTTTAATGGTGCAACTGCTTATACCATTTCTTACAATACTTTAGGGGCTTCTCCTT